GGCGGTGAGGATGAAGGGGCAGGCGGTGCAGGCGCAGGTGCGGGTGCAGGAGCCGGGGCGCATGATTGGCGCACTACCCTTCCCGATGATGTCACAGTCCCTCACAAGGATGACAAAGGCAACCCGATCCAGGTGCGCCTGAAGGATCACCCCTCGATCTCGAAGTTCAAAAGCCCTGTGGAGCTTGGCAAGTCATACCTTGAGCTTGAGTCTTTCCGCGGGAAGAGCGTTGTCCTCCCGGGTAAAGACGCAAAGCCCGAAGAGATCACGGAGTTCTACAAGAAGCTGGGCGTTCCTGAGAAGCCTGAAGATTACAAGCTGACCGAACTGCAGGGGCTTCACGAGTCCATCAAGATCTCGGACGAAGGAAAGAAGGCATTTTTTGATCTGGCCAAGAAGGCTAACCTCACGCCCTCACAGGTGGACACGATCAACCAGTGGTACTTGACGAGCATGAACGCCGCAACGCTCGCCCAGGTGGAAGCCAACAAGGTCGCCTTGGATAAAGCGCAGAACGAACTCCGCAAGGAATGGGGAACGGAATACGAAAAACACCTCAGTCTTGCGAGTCGCTACGTCACCCGGTTCGGCGGTCCCGAGGCTGTCGCTGCGCTCGGAGATCTCGGCTCGAAGCCCGCGGTGTTGAAACTTTTTGCGAATGCTGCAAAGGCGATGACCGAGGACTCTGTCGAAGGGCTTGGTTTCTCATCTCTTGACGCCACGGCCGGAAGCGCAGCGCAGAAGATCAAAGAGGCTCTCGGGGATCCCAAATCTCCCTATATGGACGCCAATCATCCGAAGCACGCCGAGGCTGTCAAAGAGATAACCGAGCTGTACAAAATAGCTTATCCGAATTAAGGGGATCACCATGCCAAACGAGACACCCAAAAAGGTCGGGACACTTTCTGACCTTGACATTATCAACTCAAGAATTAAAATCCTGGAGCCGTTGATACAGACGGCATCAAAGCATTCCCTAGAGAAAGACGCGATCCTTCCGATCGCAGAGAAGTTCTGGGAGTTCGCTACAAAGCCAATCGTTGAAGCTGAGCGAAAGGAACAACCGGCAGAGCCGAAGCAGGAAGCAACACCTCCAGCGGATGCAAAGTCGGCTCCAGCGAAAGCGTAGAACGACCTTTTAGCGAATCCTGAACACGGGACAACCCACTCTCCCACCCGGGCCCCATGAGATTTCGGCAGACCCTTTCTGGCTAATCTGCAAAACAGCCAACTGATTTTTAAAAGGAGATCCCGACCATGGGTAGCCCCGAGACAGCGTTCGTCCGTCAATACGAAGACACCATCAAGATGCTCGCGCAGCAGATGGAATCCTATCTTTCCCCGACCGTCATGGTCGATCGCAACTGGACCGGCGAAGTGAAGCTTTATGACCAGTATGCGTCCGATGAGTTCGTGGAACTCACCGCCCGCTACCAGGACACGCCGATTCAAGATCCCGATCACAGACGGCGTGCAGTTCGTCCCCGTTACTTCGTCAGCAACACCCTTCATGACCCCGTTGATGCGCTCCAGATGCTTGTGGATCCCCGCTCGACGTACATGGAGGCCAAGCGTGCCGGTGCTAACCGCAAGATTGATGACATCATCATCTCTGCCTTTGGCGGTACCGCTTACACAGGCAAGGACGGCACCACTCCGCAGACGTTCACCGCAGCGAACCAGATCGCGGCCGCAACCTTCGGCATGACCAAGGCCAAGACCCTGACAGCAAAGAAGCTGTTGGATAAGGCTGAAGTCGAGAAGAACGACCGCTTCATGGCGCACGGTGCGGAGCAGATGGAAGATCTGCTCAACACGACCGAAGCCACCAGCTCGGACTACAATGTCGTTCGCACCCTTGTTCAGGGCGAGATCGACACGTGGGTCGGCTTCAAGTGGGTTCCGACTCAGCGTCTTTTGACGGATGGTGCCAGCGCGCGTCTGTGCTACGCCTACCAGAAGAAAGCCGTGCAGCTCGCCATCCAGAAGGCACCGGAAGGTCGGCTCTCTGAGCGTCCTGACAAGAACTATGCCTGGCAGGTTTACATGCGCCTGTGCCTGGGAGCCACGCGACTCGAGGAAGCCAGAATCGTCGAGATCGCCTGCGTAGAATAAGCGCAGAGCTTCTAAAGATCCCTGCCGGGGGATCCCGAAACTCCCCCGGCCTTTTTCTTCAACTCTAAACGGAGGTCCTTAAAATGGCAGATGTCAAAGGCGTAAACCAGACAAAGATCGACACGGGTGGCATTGACAACAGGCTCGACAACGGCCTGAAAGATGCCCGCGTGAAAGTTTGTCACGATTCCTATGTGGCACTCGGTACGGAAGCGGCAGCCTCAACCATCAAGATGTGCGGAGCTCTTCCTGCCGGCGCGAAGATCGTCGGCGTGGCTCTTGCGTGTAATGATGTGGGCTCAGGTGTGACGTTTTCCGTGGGTGACTCGAACTCCGCCACGCGTTACTACAACGCTGTGGACGCCCACAACACCAAGAAGTTCAATGCGATCGAACAGACCGGCCTCGGGTACGAGATCGGCACCGTCACGGGCGACAACCAGATCCTTATCACGACCGCGGGCGCGACTCTCGGCACGGGTAAGCTGATCAACATCGCCGTGCAATACTCGATCGACTAAGAAACACCGCTGTAGGCGGAGGCAGGGCTCTTCGGGGCTCTGCCTCCTTTCGCTTTGAACCTCTTGAACGCCTTGAACCTCAAACAAGCGAGGACTTCCATGAAGATCTCTTTCAAAAAATTCACGATGGCAATCGCAGTTTTGCTTGCGGTCGCACTCCCTGTCTATGCCTCAGTCGGCATCAATGAGGCGGGTGTTCCCAAGTGTACGGCCACGGACTTGAACGTCTCAACAGGCCTGAGCCAAAGCTGTGACGGAAGCACCTCTTCGATCCGTCTCGGTGATGCCTCTGGAAACCTGCAGGGAACCGGAGCAACGACCTCCGCAGGGTATGCTCGGAAGATCGTCGCTGATGCCGATGGCAAGACGCTTACAGCTGCAGAATGCGGAACGATTCAGACGAACACTGGTGCCGCATCCCCTGGCATCTGGAACCTTCCCGAAGCCTCAACTGTTCCTGGCTGTGATTACATCTTTTTGACAACCGCAGGCGTAAACTGGTCAATCAACCCTGATAATGCTGACATCATCTTGAGTTTGACCAATGCTGCCGGCGATTCAATCAGAAACAGCACCGTTGGAAACTCTGTGGCTCTTGTGGCTACGAGCGGAGTGAATTGGCAGGCCGCCATCGTTGCTCCTACGAACGGCACCTGGGCTGACGTAAACTAGAGAGGCTTCGTCCCTTCATGGCAGACGGCAAGGTGAAGCTCGCCAACATCGCACTTCGCAAAATCGGAGCGAACGCCATCTCCTCCTTTGGCGAGAACTCCGACGAAGCACGTGTCCTGTCCGATGTGTATGACACGGTCCGCGACGAGGTCCTCGCAGAGCATCCGTGGTCTTTTGCCATGAAGCGGGTCGCTTTGACGTTGAGTGCTGACGTTCCTGCCTATACCACGGACGGCCTCACAGTCGTATACGTGAAGCCGTCCGACATGGTCAGGGTGTTCTATACAAGCGTTCCTTGCCAGATTGTCGTGGAAGAAAACAGGATCCTCTCTGACACCCGGCTCCTCGGGGTCAAGTACGTCTACCGAAACGACAATCCCGCGACTTATTACGCTCAATTTATCACCGCCTTTGCGACACGCTTGGCGGCTGAAATATGTTTCAATCTCACAGAGTCGGTCAAGAAGGCAGCGGATCTCATGGCTGAGTATGAGAAGATCAGACTCCCGCGCGCCATTCAGTCAGACTCGCAACAAGGATCACCGCAGGAAGCAAGGGCGGACGAATGGGACATCGCTCGTCTGGCAGGTGCTGGCTCTCAATACTTTACACCCGGGCTTGGTCAAGCCACCTGGCATCCGATCTGATCTCTGAAAGAGGATAAATGGCAGGAAAACCGACCAGCGTTCAAACAAACGTCACAGGCGGTGAGATCAGTCCTCTCGCTATGGGACGCTTCGATCTCGCCAAGTTTCCGAACTCTGTCAAGATCCTTGAGAACTTCCTGATCTATCAGCTCGGCGGCGGGATGTTCCGCCCCGGCACGAAGTACGTTGCGCCGACAAAATACGGCGACCTCAGAAGAACCCGCCTCATCAAGTTCCAGTATTCTGTCCTGCAAAATTACGCCATGGAAGTCGGTCACGAATACATCCGTTTCTTTTCAAACGGGGCTCAGGTCGTTTTGACCCTCGCGGATGTCACAGCCTGGGGAACAACGACCGGCTACGTGGTCGGCGATTACGTCAAAGAAGCCGGCGTTATCTATTACTGCATTTCAGCGCACACCTCGGGAACCTTCGCAACAGATCTGGCGGCGAACAAGTGGGTCGCACAGTCAATCCTCGAGATCCCGACCCCGTACACCGAGGACGATATCTATCTCCTGCAGGTCGCTCAGCACCAGGATGTGATGTACATCACTCACCCGACCAAGAAGGTCAGGAAGCTCACCCGAAACAGTGCCATTGATTTTGCTCTTGTTGAGGCTCCAATCGTGCGCGGGCCGTTCCTTGATGACAACGTGACTGCGACCACGATCACGGCCTCCAGCGCAACAGGGGCGACAACCCTGACGGCTTCAACGTCGATCTTCACGGCCAATCAGGTCGGATCGTTCTTCAGGGTCAAGGACGGCGTTGTTCTTATCACCGCGTACTCGAGCGGGACAAGCGTGGACGGTACCGTGCAGGCTGAACCTGACGGCACGGCCGGGAACCTTGGAAGCACGTCAGCGGAGAAAGACTGGGCGGAGGGTGCTTTTAGCGAAAAGCGTGGTTATCCCGTGACCTTGGCGTTCCATGAGCAACGGATGTATTACGCCTCAGAGCAGTATTTCTACGGATCCGTGATCGGTCAGTTCGACAACTTCAAAGAGGATGCCGACGATCCCTCTGCCTCGGTGAAGTTCCTGATCGTGGCCGACGAAGCGAACCCGATCAGATGGCTGGCTTATACACATCTGCAGCTGCCGACGAAGGCTTACGAGTAAATCTAGGGGGTCACCGGA